CGTATCTATAGCCTTTTCTGCATTTTGGTTTACCGTTTAACCAAAATACACTGATGAATTCATCGGTGTCACCACGCGTCTTCGGTCCTTGCCCAGCTTTAACAGCTGACGTCGCATCCTGACGTGGTGACTCTATTGGTTTTACATGAATGTAAACATATGTTGTTCTATACAACATATAATTAGGTTTAGGATCCAAATGCAACGGTAACAAGTGAACCGTGTCATATGATTCCACCCTTTTCGATATTATCTTTTTATTAGGGTCATTCTCCAGGGCTTTCATTTTATCTGCATCATAATTATGATACATTACTACTGTTTGTTCCGCCACTCAAACACCCACCATTAGTAGGATTGAGTCGGAGTTAAGTCCACACGCACAAGCTACCACTATAAACAGCATTTTCCAGAAATGATCTGGTAGTTTACCATCTGTAGTTATATTTAACTTCATATTTATGCCATGTCTTTACAAAGTACTTTGCCTACAATTTTCAAATTGAGTCCATTTGAATTCGCCGCACTTGCGTTAACCAGGAGTAAACCTGCAGGAACAAACATAGTTCCTAAACGGCGAGTAGCTGCTTCACCTGAATCTGACATATACGCAACATGTTGTATAACAGCATCTACAGAATCTCCATTACTCAATATATCGTAAGGTGGCTCTTCTTCTTCCTGTTGCTGTGCTAGATCTAGCACTTCACCAGTACCAAGGTTTTGAGTCCTCAATGCCGCTAACGGGTTATTGTTAGGTTGAATCGTTGATCCTGGAAATTCTGTATTATCTGCATCAGGGATTTGATCCATTCTATCCACATTATACGCTGAAACCATACCAACACTAGTCCAGGTGTTAACCCCTCCAGCAACATCTGACGCCACGCTGGGACCTAATACATGTATATCCCACTTATCCACTAAAGCTAAATCCAAATCTTTGGCTAACTGTGTTTCGTCAAGAGTTGGTTGCGAAGCAAGCTTCGTGTATGTCCAATCCCCACCAGTTGCTGTTCTGCCAGAAGCATCACCAGAACTAGGAATGTCAATAATTCGCAAAGGCTGCTCACCATCTTCTCTATGCTCTGCAGAAAAATAAGGCCTCATTGTATGTCCATATTTACCCCGTTCACTTTGTTCAACTCCAGCTTGATCAAACATCATATCTCTGGAAAAGTGAAACTTGCGGAAAGCATTTCTAACTTTCCAAGTATTCGGAATTGTTGTGAAAGTCAATAACCCTGCAGCACTAGCATAAGCGTTAACTTCCACGATGTACCCATAAAGATGTCCATCACGAGTTGTGACCTCCTCGTTTTTTCCATTTATAGCAGCGTAATCCCTCGCTAAATTGTAAAACTTATTCCCTGCCGTGCCTGTTGGTATATAGGTTAATGATCCTTCCATATCTCCAATAAGAGAGGCTAACCCTGTATAAAGATATAAGTCCTATTCTTCCGATTCACAGTGGATCTGAAGCAAACGCTCCAAAATTAAATGCAACATTTCAATATCCTCTGGATCGTGTATCTCTATCGTAATCATAAAACTCGGGTTTAGCTTGTGCGTATAAACGCATCCCGCCCCATATCCGCGGGCTTCCCTAGTTATTGCAGTCGTAATAACGTCCCGTCTTGCGATTTTTTCACTCCTTCGGGGTGTCGCTAGACTTACCCACCGGGGGTCATTGCTTTTTAGAGTCCCCGGTTACATGTTTCATAAATTGGTCAATAACCAAACATTCTCTCAAATCGGTGAATTGGATCCTCATAGTGTTCCCATTTACCGTTTTTAATATCAAAAAATGTGGGGACGGGCTGGCCTTCCCAAACCAGCTCCGCCTCCGTTATCTCCTTCGTACGTGCCATGCCGTCCTTAGTCGCCTTGAGGGCTTTACGATCAAAGTATGATCTACGTCTTTCGTTCAGATGCGAAGTGTACTCCAGTTTAGTCATAAATATACTACCCGGGAACCTAGTATCCATCGTGAAACTATATCTGTCACAGTCGTAACAGCTACAATACACGCCTGTAATCGTTTCTTCGATTCCAGAAATTGGATTAGTCCACGGTCCTTCGCCCACTACAGCCACATTTATTCGAGTATATGTCTTCTACTTAAACTACGCTGACATCCTCTAGCTCCACATCTACGAGTTGCATGTGCATGCGTTTTAATGGAACTAGTGGTAATATGTCCACAACGAGGACATTTGTACTTGATAGATTTATCTTTAATCATTTTATTAAGCGACACATCTTCTTATTAAAATCGTATCTATAGCCTTTTCTGCATTTTGGTTTACCGTTTAACCAAAATACACTGATGAATTCATCGGTGTCACCACGCGTCTTCGGTCCTTGCCCAGCTTTAACAGCTGACGTCGCATCCTGAC